ATACTTGCCGTAGATCGGGCACTCGAAACACGGAATGTCCTTGCACAGGTAAGTAACCAGGGTGTCGCACGCGGTTTCCAAGTCTTGTTGGTCGGATTCTTTCATAAGCCGCCTCCTTTCACACACGGATGAATGTCGTCCAGTTCATGCGCGGGCGTGAGGTGGAAGTTGTTTTGAACGAAGCAACCGTGGGCGTCTAAAATCGGAGTGGATTCGAACTGAACCTTGAAATAGATTGGAAGCTCGAAGTTCTCGTAGACGACCGCGTTTACAACGCCCGGCAAGCTCGGAAGGATTCCATTAAAATCCGATTTATATGGCGTGCTGGAGTAAACGTGAATCCAATATTCCTTTGGCATACCTTAGTCTCCTTTCGCCTCACAGACCGGGCAGTACAGACGGGCTCCGGAGCGAAGCAGTTGGTTGTGGCAGACCGGGCACTCCTTCGGAATGACCGGCCAGCCGATCTTCTTCCCGTGGAGGACCCGAACGACGGACGGAATCACGCCACCGGCACGTTCGATTATAACCGCGTCGCCCTCGCAGACCGCATTGGCCGAGACGTAATCGGCATTGTGGAGCGTGACACGGCTTATCTCAGCGCCGTCCAGCGTGACCGGCTGGAGCAGAGCGACGGGCGTAACCGTGCCGTTCTTCACCTGCCAGTCAATCCGGAGAATGGTCGTCTGGGCCTGCTCGCCCTTGAACTTCAAGGCGATTTGGCCGCGCCAGTGATGGTCTGTGTGGTCGAGCTTCTTGAAGAGCTGGGGATTGCTGACCCGGAACACGATGCCGTCCATCGGGTAATCGAAGCACTTCGCCTTGACGTTCTCTACGGCGGCGTGGACCAGTTCTTCCAGTTCCCACTTCTCCTTCCGGCCTGCGTCGATGATGCCCCACGCGTGGGCCGTGTAGGGCACGAAGGTCAGGAGGGCAGCGCGGTCCTGGATGAGATGGTCCTTGCTCCCCAGGATGCCGGAGACGGCGTTTCTGGGGTTCTTGTAGCCGAGGTGGGCGAGGCGCGGGAAGTCCGACAGTTTGCACACGGCCTCCCCGTCGATGAAGAACGAGGAGGACAGCGAAACGTCGAAGCGAATCCGCGACGCCGTGCCGGAGACATTCTCGCCGAGGCGACCGTCCCCACGAGTGGCGTACACGCCGGTGTTGTATCTCCGAAGCGCGATGCCGTCATACTTCGGCATGACGTGGAGATCGCCGATGTTCTCGCCGAGGCGGAGAATCCACTTGACGATCTCGGATTCGGAGTACACCTTCTGCATGGACAACATGGGCGCGTCCTGAGGGTGCATGACCTTCCCCGTGGAGATCACGGTCGGGCCGACAACCTTGTCATACTCCCCGGTCAGGGCGTGAAGCTCCTCCACGAGGGCGTCGTACTCCTGATCCGAGATCGTGGAGATGCCAACGGCCCAGTAGGAATCACGGGCACGCCGGATGCGTTCGCGAAGTTCATCAATCCGGGTCATCGGTCTCATCCTCCGGGTCGTAGCGGCGGAACACTTCGTCCGCGGCGAGCTCTGCGGCCTTAATCTGCTCGCCAATATAATCCTGGGCTGTGCTCGCGTCATTCAAAAGAATGGCGATAAGCGCCGATCTTCTCCACGATTCCATCTTACTGAGGTCCGCCTTGAAGAAGAGCGTCCGGGGAGCGGAGGTTATCCGGAAAAGCGTGTCGTGCCACGCTTCGAGCGTTTTCCAGTCGTCCAGGTAGAAGTATGCCTTTTGAAGGTCCTCGACGAACTTCTCCGGGCACTTCTTTCCCGCACGCCAGACGTATTTGAAGGCGTCGGCGAGATCGCTGGGAAGCCAGTGGCGGACTTCGATACATTCGAGCTCCCCCAGTGACGGGCCGTTCGTGTAATGACTGGGGTGGTTCACCATATCCGGGGCCACCGGCACGGCGGTGATGCTGTCTTGACTATCATTCATTTTTGTCTCCGTTATCGTTGTTGAACTTTGCGACCGTGATAATCATAACGCAGATCATCAGGACGCACAGGCAGATACAGTCGTATTCCGACATAATCATTTGCGGTACCTCTTTCCGCGCCATCCTTCCGCCTTGAGCGGGAGGTCAAGAGCCCACTGGGGCTGGGCGCACATAAGACGTTCGAACTCCTCGACCGACCCGAACCCTTCGGGAACCTCGGCGATGAGCTCGTCGTGAACGTGCATTACGATGTGATACCCGCGACACTCGGCGAAGAGCATCCCGCCGACCAGAAGGTCGCGTGCCGTAGCCTGCGTGAGGTTTTCCGTGAGGAGCCCGCCATACAGGTATTGCGTGCCGAACTTCTTCGTCATGGAGTTCACGCCGTCGTAGGCGACGACCATCTTCTGCTCGCCCCAGGACATCTGTTTCGGCTCCATGCGCGGACGGCAGTACCACAGGCATCGTCCGGACGGGAGCCGCATACCGAGGAAGGGCGTCCCGTGAATCTCGCGAACGAGGAACCGGGCGGAACGGTACGAGAACACGCCTCCGGGGTTCCGGACGGCGAGTTCGCACGCGTGCTCCAGCTCGCGCCACATCCGGGTCGTTTCCGGATGGACTTCGCGCCAGGAATCGACGATGGTCTTCACCTCGGATTCCGGTAACTGTACCCCGTAGTTGACGGCCATCGCATTGAACGCTCCGACACTGCCTTGATACCCCAGTGCCAACTCGGCCACTTTGCCGACCTGTCTCTGGGCCTTCGTGACGTGCTCGTAGTCCACCATGTAGATCGCCGAGGCGTTGACCTTGTAAGGGTCGCGTCCGGACCGGTACACATCGAGCGCAGTCTGCTCCCCGGCCAGCCACGCCAAAACGCGGCCTTCGATCGAGGAGAAGTCGGCGCAGATGAAGTCGTTGCCTTCCCCAGGGATAATCATGCCGCGGAGGCACGTGCTCGCCGCGATCATGGGGTCCCCGAAGAACAGCTCGACCGACGTGAGGTCGCCTCGTGCGAAGAGACGGATGCACTCGTCCACCTCAGAGAACGCCCCGCGGGGGAAGTTCTGAGGTTGAATGAGCCTGCCCGACCAGCGTCCGGTACCGGCACCGTGGTACATCAAGGCACCGCGGACGCGATTGTCCGGACAGGTTGAGTTGAGGAAAGCCTGGTACTTCGCCGTCGAGCTCTTCGACAGAGACTTCCGGATTTCCAGAATTTCCTTCGCCGCACCGTCGCCGGTCGTGGCGAGGGCGTGCTCCACGTCCTTCGAGGTCAGCCCGTCCATCTGGACGCCGAGGCTCAGGAGATGCTGGAGCGTGGCGTCGCGCTGACGGGGAGACTGGAGGCCGGTGAGCTTCTGGAAGTTCTTCGTGAGCCGTGCGGAGTGGGTCTCCACGCAGCCGATGATCTTCTCGACGATGGGCCGGTCGATGCGGATGCCGCGGCTGTTGATCTCCAGGTCCTTCTGCCAGACCTGCTGCTCGTACTCCGGAAGGTCCGGAAGGGCGTCGGACAACGCTTCCTCGGCCCTCACGTCTTGCATACAGTACCGGCCTTCCCTCGCGAACTCTTCGGGCGTGCCGCGCCAGTAGAGGGTGTGCTCCCAGTTCGGATTCGCGGCCTTCTCGTCGTTGCGCGGAACACGAGGCTTGCAGAGGCGCATCATAAGCTGAGCGCCTTCCAGGTCCTTCTTCTGCGGGACGTTCAGCGCGGCGCAGGCACCGCCGAGGTCGCGAGGCAGACCGAACATCGCCGCTTTCGCAGCAGAGCATCTGAGCTTCTTCGGGTCGAGGCCCTTGAAGCCGTAGCGAGGCATGACGTAGTGCCACACGAACCATTCAAACTGTGCGTTGTGCGCCTCAATGACGTCGGCCTTCTCCACCCATTCCGCCACTTCGGAAGAGGTCAGGAGCTCGCTTTGGTCGAAGAACTCCGTGGCCGCCCGGAAGTTGTCGGAAAACCATATCCGCGGGTCCCCATCGTGCCACTTCATCGCCAGGCAAATGACCTCGGTCGAGCTATGCGCGGCGTAGGCCGCCGCCCCGCACTTCTTGAGCGGGGCGGCGGACCTGGTTTCGAAGTCGATTGTGAGCTTCCGCATGGATTA